GGTGTATGAAGCACCGCTTCTTGGCTGGTACTGCATGAAAGACGCGCCTTGAGTGCGCGTCTTTGTCATCAGGACGCTGTTTAGTCCTAGTGGGTATGGTATGGCTGCCATGGATTGCTCCTGTTGCGTTTGGCTTATGATACAACATCATTGACCTTGGCGCAGCGTGATTGTATATTGAATGCGCAGCTAGACCGGCCAGTCGAAAAGCAACTCATCACTGCCTGCTGCATCCCTCAGATGACTCTTAGATGGAGAGGCTCAAATGGCTAGTCCTAAAGCTATATCGGAAGAAGCAAGAAAGATTCAGATAAACAGCATCAATAACATAGAACTAATCGGGTGGGATGGCCATTACAAAAACGGACACTCTAAAGCTATGGTTAGATGCTCTATAGATGGCATGGAATGGAGCGCAACAGTTAATAGCTTGGTAAATAGAGGGACTGGATGCCCAAAATGCGGAAGGTTAGTGACAGAGAGAGCAAAAAGAATTCCAGAGCATAAACGAATTTCACAAATCAACTCTCAAGTTAACATTGAGTTTATAAGGTGGCATTCAAAGTACACAGGAAACAGAACAAAGGCTGTTGTAAAGTGCAAATTGTGCAAAAGAGAGTGGACTGCAACTGTTAACGCGCTGATAGACGCCGGTACCGGGTGTAAAAAGTGCTCACAGGTTGCGCTGTCAAATTCACAAAGAATAGAAAGCAGCGAAAGAATTTCACAAATAAACTCAATTGATGGTATAAAATTCAACAGATGGTCTTCTGGAGAATACAAAAACAAAAACTCAAAGGCGTTAGTTTTTTGTGGTAGCGGACATTTTTGGTCAGCCTCCGTAACGAATTTGCTTGGTGGTAGCGGTTGCCCGTACTGCGCGAAATACGGATACCAGTTAGATAAGAAAGGATACCTTTATGCCCTACGTAGCGAGTGTGGGAGGTATTTGAAGGTCGGCATTAGCAACACACCATCGCGCCGACACAAACAGCTAGAAAAAACAACGCCATTCAAATTCAATCTTGTAGAGCAAATGTCAGGCGATGGAGTGAAGATTGCAGAACTGGAGAAATACTTTCACGACAAGTATGAAAGAGCCGGATTTACTGGATTTGATGGGTGTACGGAATGGCTAGTCTGCACTGATGAGCTACTTAAAGAGATTATAGAAATGGGCCGTTAAGGCCCATTCCATTACCCGAGTCTATTATATGCACCGGACGCCTTTAAAGCCGCCCCGACCTTCCCCGTCCTTGAGTTTATCTGATTAGCCACGGCAGTAATAGCAAGCTCAACAGTGCGCGTCTCTGGGTCGTATGACTGCTGGGTTTGCACCAAGTCGCTAGCTTGGTTGGTGATGTTGAACGTCACGCCACCACCAGCACCATCCATCGGCGTAACCTGACCGCGCGAGCCAGGAATCATGTAACTAGACCCGCCAGAGCTAAACAATTCCGGCGCATTACCTTCGCCAACGCGATACATCGAGCCAGGATTCACTGGGCCGCCGAATTGGCGACCGCCAGCAAGCGCCAATCCTGACGACATCGCTACTGTTGATGCAATGCCAGCCTGCGCTGGAGCCGCGTTAGCTCCGAACGATGCAAGAGATGCCATTGCGGCTGCTGGGGCATAAGCCGCAGCCATTGCAGACCCTGTGGTAGCTGCAATTGCAACCTGAGCAGCAGATGCAGATGCGGCCATAGTCTGTTGCAAAAGCTGCTGCTTGACGTACTCAATCCCCATCCCAACAAGCGCACCAACAGCCTGATTCAGGATGATGTTGGCAAAGTTCTGCATCGCCTCTGTAGCGCTCATGGTGCCAGACAGCAAGCCAGAAATGGTGCTTGTTGATGCCTGACCAAGCGCGTTAACAGAGTCCATCACAAAGGCGTTACCTTCGCTCTGTGCGCGGTACAGCTCCTCTGCTGCTGCAAGTCTTTTCTGCTCGTACTGAGTTGCAAGCGCGTCCTTCTGCATCTGGAACATATCTTCTGTGATAATGTCCTTCTGCCTAGCCTCAAGCAGCATTGCGCTTTCTTCGGCGTATTTGTTGGTGGCGCCAGCGACTGGATCAAATTTGTCTTGCAGCTCTCTGTCTTTAGCTGCTTGCTCGATGCTCTTTTTCTTCGCTTCGTCTAGTTTCTTCTGGCGCTCAATCCTAGCATCAAGCTTCGCAGCCATCTGGTCTTGTGCGTATATCTCCTTCGCCAGTGCGTCGATTTGCTCTTTCGATGCGCCAGATGAAAGCTTTTGCTGCGCCTCAAGACGAGCGGATGCCTCGGTGTGGCTTAGCTTTCCGCTTGTTACTTTCTCTTCCGTTGCATATAGGGCGGCGTACTGCGCATTGAGTTGCTGTGTTTTTAGCTTTTCTTCCTCGATTAGCTGATTGTTGCTTGCAATCTCAGATGCACCATCCTTTGCTGACTTTGCGCCCTCCTTTCTGGCGTTAGTTACCTCCCATTGGGCAGCTGCCGCATCGGAGATTAGCTGAATCTCCTTTTCGTCAGTTACGCCAGCATCTCTGGCGTCTTTTTCTGCAAGGATTCGCGCAGACTGAGCAGTCCCATATGCTTTCTCTGCCGCTGTCCTTGCCTTTATATCATCAAGTATTTTTTGTGCGTTAGCTGATACTTTTGACTCAGGAATTGATACGTAATTTGCACGCTCCTTTAGAGCATTATTTCCAATTCCTATGACGTTATTGAATTCTCTCTGTATGTTTGTTGCTATTGATGTTGAGTTGCTTAAATCACCCATCAATACGTAGTTGTCTCTAGTGCTACCGGATAATGACTGCTGTATGGCGTGAAGCTTGCTTTTTGTTCTTGATAGCTCAAGTTCCTTTGCCTCAAGCTTCTCCGTCTCAATGGCAAGCTCACCACGAAGATCCGAAAGTCCCTTGTCGGTTCCAAACAATGCCCTAGATGTTTTAGCGTGCCTCTCATACTCATCGCTAAGCTTTGAAACGCCATCCCTTAGTTTTGAAACCTCCTCGGATTGCAACTGAATCGATTTCTCAAGTTTAAATGCGGCAGCCTCAGCCTGTATGCTGGTTAGTTTTTTAAGTGCGTCAGATGTTGCGTCTAGGGATTTTGCATATTCAATAGTCTCACTATTGGCTTGCTTCATGCTGTCATATAGGTAATAAACGCCAGCGGCAGCTATTAGCAGCAGGCCAGCGGGGCCGCCGACAAGGGCTAGCGCCCCACGAAGCAGGCCAAGAGATGCAGTTGCGGCCCTAGAGGCGGCAGTGGCGGCGGCTGTGCTTGTGGCTAGAGTGGCTTGAGCAGCAGCGGCCTCCTTTGAAACAACAGACAACTGAGCTATCGCCGCAGACTCAGCCTTTGCGGCGGCTACCATTGCTTGCGAATACTTCAGAAGCTGCAAACGTATTGCAGTTCTTTCTCTCTCAGATGCGGACAAAGAGAGCTGGGCAGTGAGTGACGCTTGAGCGGTTGAGAGATATGCCCGCTCGGCAGAAATCTGCGCAACGGTAGCTTTCTGGTTAACAACCTTGTTTCTGGCCGATGTTAACAATGATGCGGATAGCTTCTGAACCTCCACGGCTTCTGCGCTTGCGGCCATTGCTGCGGCATGTGCTGCAACCCTTGATTTTACAGTCTCAGCTGTAGATGCGGCTATCGCGCCAACAAGCCTAGCGCCATAAAGGGTGGCCATTGCCTGCCCAGCCGTAACCATGGTGTCAATATTTTCAGACAATCCAACCATGGCATCACCTATCGCAGAAACGGCAGATTGAACCTCCGAGTTGCTGCCTAGTGACTTTGTTAGGTTGTTTAATGCTTGAGTGCCCTTCATCTCAAAAGTAGCATTCATTTTTGAGAATTCAGTATCTACGGATGATGACATTTGACGCAGTGAATTAATCACCACCTCTGTCGTTATCTTACCTTGCGCCGCAAGTGATTTTAACTCCCCACGAGCCACCCCCATGTAGTCCGCAATCCCCTGCATAATGCGGGGGCCTTGTTCGTTTACAGAGTTGAACTCTTCCGAACGCAATGCTCCAGCGCCAAGAGCCTGACTGAGCTGCACGATAGCATTTGACGCCTCTTCGGATGTCGCACCAGAAACGACAAAAGCCTTGTTTATTGTCTCTGTTATTTTTATTAGCTCATCGCCGCTGTTTATCAGCCCCCTTGTGGCAGGCTCAAGTCGCCCATACAGCGTGGCAACCGCCTGAAGTGGGGTAGAGCTATCTTGGGCAACTTTAAATATTGCATTTTGAACGTCAACAAGGTTCTGGCCGTCCTTGAGGTAGTTTGTCACCTTGTTACCGACTACAGTCCATGCATCGGCGTACTTTATGATTTTGTCTACAGCTAATGCGCTTATTACGCTATATGCCACAGTTGACAGGCTGGAAAGGGTTCCGCTTACCTGTCTGGCTGCCACGTCAACCCGACCGAATGATGACTCTGTATCTGAAAGAGATCTGTCGAGAGTGTTTGTTGACCTGATTACACCAGCAACATCAGCCCTGACAATGTACTCTATAATTCCTACTGTCTCAGCCATCGCGGCCTCCGTTGTTCGTTTGATTGTTCATTATAACAGTTGATCCGTGTCTCCAAATAGCGCGTCTATCTCGGCAGCAGATGGCAAATCCGGCTGGTACAAATCTGGGAACTTGGCTTTCATGGCGATTTGAAAATCGACAATACACATTCTCCACGCTGATTCTGTTGGCACTCCTAGATGCGCAACGGCAGCGCCGACAAACTCGGCAGCGTCAAACTCGCGCATGGGCTTTCCTTTGCTTTGCTCTTTCATTTTGAAAGGTTTGCCGACTATCCCCATGTAAAGCAGGTCAACCGCCATCAGTATCTGCGCCGATAAATCGACCTTGCCTTTCACCATTACCACGCGCGAACCGTCCCATGAATTGGCAGTTTCCCACAGCAAGCCTTTCGGCAATTTACGGTCAGAGCAGGAAGACATAACATCATAAGCCATCGAGCACAGCGCCACGGTATCGGCATTATCGGAAGTTAGGTAGTTGTAATAATCAACAATCTGCTCCGGCTCGCCAACAGACGCGATATTCCGGAACGAAGGCGTGAACGTGTAAGACTCTCCGGCATATATGATCGCCTGCTGCCCTATTGATAAAATCGGCCCCATGAAATCCTCAATAAAAAAGCCCCACGAATGGGGCTATATTAACACGCAAAAAACAAATTAGGTCCCGTTTTGCGGAGCGGTTGCCGTACCATCAGCAACCGTTACATTGCCAGTTCCTGACATGTCGCTAGACCAAGTTGTCACGTCATCATACGTGCCGGTGATCTTGAATGTCTTCATGTTCGCCGGGAACTCATACGACCGGAACTTATTAGTTGCATGGCTTGATGGGCGGAAAATCTTAATCCACACCTCCGGTTGTTCAGCTGCTGCAATCCTGTCATAGAAGTATTTCTCTATTGCATCAAGGTTGTCAGTCGCTTTGGTTGATGTTACGCCAGAAAGCGAAACGTCGTGGGTTGCAAAGGTGGAAAGTTGCTCGCGGAATACACCGTTGCTAGTGTCTGTAGTGGCGTCCACCTCATCCAGCTCTGGGCCGAATTCGCGATCTCGCACAGCACCCCAGCGGATATATTGCGTTGCGGCGGCGGTAGTCGGCTTGGTGGACTGGAGCGCCACATAAACCGGCATCAGCTTGCCAATAAAAGCATTAGCCATATCTTAATCTCCAAAAACTAAAGTGAAGTCAACTTCAAAAACCGGACGTCCGGAATCAGTCCGGTATGGGCCAATCACGTTAGTAACGGATTGAGCGCCACAGACGTCATTATACAAACTTTCAGTTATAAGCGCCTTTCTTATATTCTCTGCAACGAGTCGATGCGCCGTGAGCGAGCCATTAACCTCGCCGAATACAGCGATGAACATGGTTGGCGATTGATACACATCGGTATTTGCATCCACGCCGCCATCAATCTTAATCAGCACAACCTTGTCGCTTGCTGTGGCTGGTTCGACATATTCAGAAAGCTGCACGGTATAACCAGTTAACAGGCCGAGCGATGCCAGCTTTTCCTTTACCTGATACTCAGGCAGATCGAATTTAGTCATAGCTTGTACCCGTTAAGAATGATGTTTCTGATTTCAGCCTGCGGGCCGTCATCTTCAAAACCAGACTTTAGGAAGTGCGGCTTCGCAGATTTCTTTTTGCGAGGAGTCCATGGGTTTGTACCATCCGGGTCTTCTAGGTAAACAGCGTAGTTTTGCATGTACCAAACCTTCCCAACAACATATCCGCCATATGAGTCAACCGTCTTTAACTGGCTATTGATGAGTGCCGATGTATCCACTGGCGTGTACAGTTTCGCCCATGCCGCCCCTGTAGCCACCACAGCAGTGACAACCTTCAGTGTTTTAGTTTCTGATACATCCTTTACTACGCGACCGTAATTAGACCTAACTCGCGAAACACCCTTCAGCGGCATATTAACCTCAACAAACAATCGCCCAGTCGTTGCGAGCCTCTCCGAACATGGAAATATCATCCTGAATCACCGAGCGAATTGGAAACGACACGCCTTGGCAGGTGGCTGTGTCGTTAACGGTCGGAGCGGGTGATGGCGTTCCGTCCGGCTTGATTAGCTCAGTCCATATCGTCATTGCTGGCGTGAACTCGATGCCGTTTTTGTCGGTGTATTTCCTATCGCCACCAATGCGGAAAGTGCATTTGATGTCGTATGGAGTGCCAGCAACAACGTCACCAAATTCGTCTCGCACGCCTTGCGGAACAATGGTGGCGACGCTAGTGTATGACCAATTAGAGATAGCGCTCATCGTGGCGCATTCCTTCCGCCAATCGAGCCGATGAATATGCCAGTATCGACTATGCCACTCAATGATCCGCAGGTATCAAGCTGCATCGCAAGGCGTCCGTATGATGTTGCAGCAAGCCCATTACCTTCCTTGCCAAGGTCATATGTCTGCGCAGCACCGTTAGGCGCTCGCTGGCTGGATACGCGACGACCGCTCGACAGCGTGACGAAGTGGGCGACAATGTTGTAGCCGATAATCTTGGTCATGTTATCTGACCAGCAAACGCCAGCGTCAATGAACTCTTGGACGTAGTCGATGTAAGCCTGAATCACCACATCCGGCGCGTTAACCTCTGGGTGAAATTGCTTGAACTCTTCAAGCGTCAATGTGACAGCCATTTATCCCCCTAGCCCGAAATAGGCGGCAGCGGCAGCCAGCGCGGCGGTTATCCCATATTTGAATACAGCGCCAATAATCTGTTTGTTGGCCGCCATGATTGGCTTTTCTTCGGCGTCTTTTAGTTCAATCTTTCTTACCCTATCCTCCAGCTTTGAATGCTCGTGCTTTAGGTCTCTAATGTCACCGCCAAGTGAGTCCTTCATGTCTCGCAGTGCGCTATTTATGTCGCCTCGTAGCTCAGAGAATTGGCTCATAAGTTGCTGCACCTGCCCGCTCAATAGCCCGATAGCGCGATCAATGTTTTGGCCGCTTCCGCCGTTCATCTGTGAGTCACCGTTAAAGTTTTACGTCATGCAATGATAACACCTTTTTATTAGTTGGCATTAGCTTTGCATGTAATGTAAACTTGCAGTTAGTCAAACAATTTTATGGAGATGACTATGAAGCGCGGGATTAAGGTATACAAGACAATGGCGGAGCGTCGTGCTGACGTGATTGCAGAGTACAAGGCTATGAGTGAAAAGCCGCTGACAGTTGGCGAGTTTGCCGACAAGCTGGGCATCACTCGGGCGTATCTTTACAAAATGGGGTTGAGTGCGCCAGTTTTGAATAAATTGGTTGTTGACAGCCTTTGATGGTGTAGCTATCTTGGTTGTGTCAACTAAATAGGAGAAATCAATGACCCGCATCGAGAAAATCAAAGCCGCCGCGCAGAAGGTTAAGCAAGGTCGCGTCAAGGTATACAGCAAGGAAGAAAAGAAGCTGTTCGACTCACTGAAGCAGGTGTGCGCCAATGTTGTCATTGACAAGGCAAACTGCGTCCGCAAGCGAGCAAACGAAATCGACGAACAGAATTACATAAAGCAGATGTCGGAATGAAAAAGCCCCCATTGCGGGGGCTTTAAATTTACTTGTTCCCAAAAAGAACGCATTTTTTGCCAGAGAAGCTGGTCTTGGCGCAGAAGCCTACAGCAGACCATTTCACGAAGGCGAAATCGCTGTTGTGGAACTGGCGCGGCACGGCGTAGGTGTTGATGCCCATACCGACGACAGGGTGCAGGCCCATCTGGTCATCCCAGTACATGATGAACTTGCCGCCAGTCAGCGCAGAGTCGATGTAGATTTCCGCAATGCCTTCCAGCTTCAGCACGAGGTCTTTGATGGTGCCCAAAGTCCAGGTGTCAGCGCTCACGAAACGCTCCATGTTGGACATGGCGGCGGCAGATACACCAATGCGAACAGGGTTCACACAGTTGTTGGTGATGCGCAGACGGTCACGGGCCACCTTGATTTCAGTCTGGATCTCAATCGCGGTAGCGGTAGAGGAGCTGATATCAATGGTCGGCACGTAGGTGTCAACGGTGGTTTCAGAGCCAGAGGTGAGGCCGAGCCACT